GAAGTATCCAAGAAACTGTTTTACAGTACGCTCAACAAAAATCGTCTGTTTATAACATTGCAAGAACTTACGGTTTGAAAATTCCTGGAGCCAGACCTTCAGTTGCTTTAGTTGATTTTTCTATTACAGTTCCTGCACTTGGGGACCAAGAAGATTTAAGATATTGTGGAATATTAAGAAGAGGGGCACAAATAAATGGTGCTGGTCAACCATTCGAAACTGTTTATGATATAGATTTTTCTTCACCAATAAATGCCGAAGGTTCCCCAAATAGATTAAAGATTCCAAATTTTGATCAGAACGGTACATTGATAAATTACACCATAACTAAAAGAGAAGTTGTGGTCAATGGGATTACAAAAGTTTTCAAAAGAGTCATTACACCAAATGATGTAAAACCATTTTTCGAGTTATTTTTACCCGAAAAAAACGTGTTAGGTGTCACAAGTATTCTTCTTAAGGATGGTACAAGTTATGTTGCTCCTCCACCAACCCAGGAATTTTTGGGACTAGAGAATAGGTGGTATGAAGTACCAGCATTGGCCCAAGATAGAGTTTTTATTGAAGATCCTACTAAACCATCCGATCAACCTGGGGTTAAGGTTGGTAGATATATTCAAACAAATGATCGGTTCATCACAGAAAATACCCCAGAAAATTTTACAAAACTGACATTTGGTGGTGGGAATGTATCTGCAGATGAGCAACTAAGAGAGTTTACACGCACAGGAAATAAAATGGATTTGAATAAATACATTAATAATTTTTCCTTAGGTAGTTCTCTTAAGTCTAATTCTACATTGTTTGTTCAGTACAGAGTTGGTGGTGGTCAGGCAACAAATGTGGGAGTTAATGTAATCACTCAATTCGGTACAATATCATTTTTTGTAAATGGTCCTGTCGAAAGTTTAAATAATACTGTTATTAATTCATTAAGATGTAATAATGTTACTGCGGCAATCGGAGGGGCAAACGCACCTTCGACTGAAGAAGTTAGACAATATGTAACATTTAATTTCGCGGCACAAAACCGAGCGGTCACTGTAAACGATTATGAGTCGGTAATTAGAAACATGCCTCCTCAGTTTGGTGCTCCCGGAAAAGTTGCAATAGTTGAAGAAAATAATAAAATTAAAATTAAAATGTTATCATATGATATAAATGGTAACTTGACTGAGGTAGTTTCAAATACTTTAATGAGTAATGTTGCTAATTACTTGTCCAATTACAGAATGATAAATGATTACATATCCCTCGAAACGGCAAATGTTATTGACTTGGGTGTTGATGTTGATGTAATATTAGATGCTAGTCAAAATCAAGGGGCAATTGTTTCAAGAATAATTGAAATTGTAACCGCATTTTTCAGTCCGCTTGATAGAGGGTTAGGACAAAACATAAATGTGTCTGCATTAAGATCACAAATCCAACAAGAAAATGGTGTAATTTCCTTATCTGGCATATTCTTTTTCAATAAAGTTGGAGGTGAGTATTCTTCATCTCAAACTTCTCAACAATATGAAGATCCAGAAACAAAACTAATTAAACTAATTGCAGATACAATTTTTGCGGAACCATCACAAATTTACCAAGTAAGATTTCCTTCTAAGGACATTAGAGTTAGTGTATTAAATTTAAAGACAGTCAACTTTAGTTAATACAACACCTTTCAAAGGTTTTCATTACACTTTTCAAAAATTGATTATATCTTTTAAAAATACGAAATAAACTATTTATTTTTAAAAGACCAAATGCCTAAATCTGTAAGGATTAAAACTACCCCGGGAAACGAAAAAAGTCTCAAAGTAATGTTAGAACAGGACTTCGAGTTTCTGGAAATTCTTTCTCTAAAACTAAATCAAGCAGACATATACACTAGAGTTTGTTCTGATTATGGAGTTGTAGTAGGTAGAGTATTTGTTAACGGAGGATATGGTTTACCAAATGCACGAGTTTCAGTTTTTGTCCCAATCGAAGATGTTGATTTAAATAACCCTATAATTTCTGAATTATACCCTTACACATTTATTTCAGATGTAAACGAAGAAGGTTATAGATATAATTTACTCCCGAAAGAACCACAGTACAATGGACATGTACCAACAGGTTCTTTTCCAACAAAACAAGAAGTTCTTATAGACAACACTTATATTGAAGTTTTTGACAAATATTATCGTTATACAGTTAAAACTAATGAAAGTGGGGATTACATGATTTTTGGTGTTCCAGTAGGTACTCAAACATTGGTAATGGATGTTGATCTTTCAGACATTGGTTGTTTTTCCTTAAGTCCACAGGATTTAATACAGGCTGGGGTGGCAAGTGAAGATCAAGTAAATGGATCTAAATTTAAAAGTTCCACTAACTTAAATGAATTACCTCAAATAATTTCACTAAACAAAATATTAGAAATTGCACCTTTATGGGGAGAACCTGAAATTTGTCAATTGGGTATTACAAGAGCGGATTTTGATTTAACGGCATCTGCAAATATATCAATACAACCAACCTCAATTTTTATGGGATCTGTCATATCTACAACAGATGACGATTCGGTAAAACCAAGTTGTAAACCAAAAAATAATACTGGAAACCTGTGTGAATTAGTGGCAGGACCCGGTCAAATTTTATCTATTCGACAGACAATCGACACAGACCAATACGGATATCCAATATTAGAACAATATGATTTAGAACAAAACGGAAAAATTATTGATGACAACGGTACATTTTTAGTTAATTTACCAATGAATTTGGACTATGTTTACACTAATGAATATGGTCAACAAGTTCTATCAAACGATCCCAAAATAGGAATACCCACTACTGGAAAATATAGATTCAAGTTCAAATGGCAAAATGAACAAGGTCTAAAGAATAATTTTTTAAGGGGTAATTATTTAGTACCAAATGTTAAAGAGTATGGTTGGTCAAATGCGTCAAATGACCCATTTATTACCCAACCACCAACCGTTCTCAGTTATAATTTGGTTCCTGGTTTCACTATCCAAACAATACCCATTGCTACAAATGGTGGTTTAGTTCTTGACAATTCAGTTAATTCACAAAGTATTTCTGTTACAATTGGTGGTATACCATATTTTGGTGATGTAAATGTCATTCCAATTACAACGGCACCAACTAACGTGGTTGTGACTTCAATACCTCAAGATGTTAACAGTTCTCAAATATTGAACTTTTTATTTTATGATCAGGGACCTTTTGACGTTTTAAGATCTTATGCTTTTTCATTAGATTGGGACGATTATGGTGATTCAAATATGATCCAGGAGGCAATAAATTGTGAAGATAGATTCTATTTGTTTAACTACAATAAAGTTTACACAACATCTTTATTTTTAGATCGATACAAAAATGGAGTAGGTAGAGCGAGACATCTAGGTATAAAAGAAATTGATAATAGAACATGTAAGTCGACGGTTAATACGTTCCCTGCAAATGACATCATAAGAAACTTTGATTTTTTGTTTTTTCTTTTCAATTTTTTATTGAATGTTTTAACCCCGGCACTTTTGGCCGTGCTTTGGTTGGCTCACTTTATTGCTAAGTTTTGGCCTGTTTTTAAAAATTTAGGAAAAACACTTAGAAGATTATTAATAATTGGAACTGTTTATTATTGGGCACTTGTGGTTTGGAATCTTTCCGCTGCTATAGTAGCATTACTGCCCATTCCTTCAGGCCTATCTATTTCGTTTTATGTGGGTTTTGGAATTTCACTTGTAAAGGCTATAGGGGTAAGTATTCTTCTTAGATTTTACAACCAAAGAGTTTATCCTTTTTTACAACATGTTATTCTAGACCTTAGAAGAATAGGTCTTCCTATGATTTCTTATCCTGAATGTGAGTCATGTGATTGTAATTGCGGATTTGCTGAAATAGGAGAACAATTTACCCCGGACACATTTGATCAAGAATTGCAAGCCGAACTATCAGTTTATTCACAAACAGGAGTACAAATTTTGGGTCAATCGACTTCATTTCTGGCACCAGTTAACATGTCATCTGCGTATGATGTCACTCACCCAAATTTAGAAATTATACCAGGTTATCAATATGGTGATGCTGATAATGGATATTTCAGGTGTGGTGGTACCGGTCAATACAAATCATTAGCATGGGCAATCGACAATAATCAAGTGGATCAAACAGTTGTGACTAAAGCCCAGGCAGATTTTTTAAGATTATTTTCGGGTTACGATGTTTTAGGAGGTAGTGAATTTAATAAGTATCACGCACCTCAACCATTTTTATTCGCGGCAGACAAAAGTCCTGGTCAGGATGATAGGTGGTTTGGATTCCCAACAAAACAGACTTATCCTCAAAGATTAAATGAATTTAATTTAAGAGACAAATATTTTAACCCAAATCCAGGAACTCCTGGAGTAAATCAAATTACAACTACAGTGAACCCTCAACTTGCGGGGTCACAACCTTTCAAAGATCAGGTTGTAATTCTATTAGCAAGACCTGGTACAATAGATACAGTGTTTCCAGGGGATTTAATAACTTTTCAGGATCCAAATTTTTCGAACGGACAAGTTGTGTCCAGAAAAGTAAACTTAACAGGTGCAACTTCGAACCAATTTTTAAATAATGCGGTAACAGGAACAACACTATTATCACCATTTCCATTAGGTTCATTGACACCAACACCTATTTCTCAAACCATTTCATATGCAAATCCAAACAACCAATCTAATAATTTATTTTCAACAATTAAAATATTACAAACAGGAACCACTAGTCCCGCACTTACAAAAGAGGATTTTTTAAAATACGATACAGATGTTGAATATTTTCAGTTATTAACGGGATTAACAGTAAATCAATTTTATGCATTAGATTCAAATACACTTGGTTATTTTCCGCAATCCTATTTGAAACACCAAATTCAAATTGTTATTTTAGATCCATGTGGACCATCAACTACTTTTCCTACCAATGGTAATCCAGTTATTCTACCTACAAATATTTCTTCCAACTATAATCCAAATGCAGGAGCAAATTCAATACAATCAAACAACTTTGTTGCATTGGAAAATATGGCTAATTACGATTCATATGAAGTTTTAATTTTAACAAGAGGAGTCGATCCTCATACCACAAAACAAAATATTGAATACGATTTATCGGTTTTATTTGGTTATCCCTCCGCACCTGGAACAGTTATGGTTTCAGGTGACTACTATCTTAATTATCCAATCCAAGGGGTTGGTGTCAATGCACTTTCCCACATTTCAACAAATAACACAACAAACTTACTTTATTTTCCATCTTTTACTTTTTCAATTTCCCCACCAACACCAGGAAATCCAAATTATACTGCTTTTACATCTCCACTACCATATTATTATCTTGCTACTAGTGATACAACAGTACCTTCTGGTCTTGCATATGTTCCAGTAAATAACTTTCAAACGGTATCTTCATTAACCTTCCCTGGTAATAATTCAATCACAACTGCGAATAATTTTGTTTTACCACAGTCGGTATCTAGATATATAGGAGGTGGACCATTTATTGCGGCAGAATTTAATGTACCGATTAATTCATTGAGTTTTTATGATAACGTACCTAATTTAAGTGATTATGGTTATCCATTGACTAACTCGGTATCTGTAAATATTTATGCACTTTATTCACAGGCATATTTTAAATACACATTGTCACAAGTAAATTTCTCAGATAGAACAAGGATTGTTATGAGGAGTGATAGATTACCAACATCTACTTGTATAGAAGATGGTCCTGGTATTAGAACAAGTTTTGCACTGCACCAAAACAATAATTTTTGTTACTTCTTAGATGCTGGTGTTGGTTTCGAACAAAGTCAAAATTTTGGAGGTTCTTTTGACCCATCTGAATTCTTGGATCAATTTAGTGGAAATACATCACTGACAAATACCTTTACATGTGAAGGTATGAAACCGTTACAATGTTACACCGGAAGTGGTAGAAATGTGGGGGTTTATCCTACGGGCCAATGTCCAGTTCCAGATGACATCATGATAAATGGTTGTTACTGTCTTTTAAATGAAGAATATCTTTTCGAGGGATATAAAAGAGATGTTAGATATTTTTTAGAATGGAAAGCAAGATTTATTTTGATGTATGCGTTATGTAGAGGAGTTTTCGCACAAACATTTCAAAACAATTGGATTAATGGTGTTTTGTACATGCCGTCGTTTACCAAACGTTCTGTATATCCATCTTTAAATAATATATCAAATCCAACGTATGTGTTCTGTAAAGATTTTATTTATTTTAATACCGCATCTAACAACTTTTATTATAGAAGTTCACCATACAGTAAATCTTTGAATTCTTTTATTGGAAAAAAAATGAATCTTCCACCATTAACTTTGGGTGTGAATCCTGGATATAACGACAAACAAATACAATTTCCAACAACCATACTCGATTTGGGACCGAGAGACTTCTTTATTAAAGAAATTTGTAGTAACCCCGCTTTTGGATCATATTTTTCAAATGAACTTGTTTCTACTTCATATAATGATCAAGGTGAAATTGTACAGTTCGGATTTTTGTCTAGATTATTGAATTCTTGGTTCAGAGGACTAATGATTCCTGATTCCAGTGGTATTTTATTCAACTGGGACACAGGACTAAACAAGTTCTTTGATAGTGCACGAGGGGGGTCAAGAATAGATGGGGACATAGCACAATCAATATCCATTAATTCTGAGTTCAAAATAAATCCTTTTTATGATGAAAATTACCCACTACCAACGGATGTTTATCTAGGAGATGATGGTATACCACCTAACTTTAAACCTGTATTTGGTGTTTTTTACAGATCTAATTTTGATGAGTATAGTACTAGAAGAGAAATGAGTCCCGGATTACAAATTTACAACTTATTACCATTAATTCAAACACCTTTTGGTTATCCAAACTCACAAGAAGTACCAACTTATAAGTGGCAACTTACCACGTCACTAAGAATATTTGGTACAGAAAACAACAATTGGTATACTCAGGCAAACCAAAACGTGACTAACAATGGATTTATATCCAAAAAATACCAATCATTTGATTTCAACACCGATTATTTCACAACCGCAACACTTGTTTCACCAAACTTTTTACCTAACTTACCTCAAGGTTATATTACAAATTTTAATGCATTGGGACAAACGGACGAAAACGTACCTCAAAACAATAACTTAGTGGTTGTTGGATTACCTAATCACATGTATTTTGGTTTGAACAATGGAAAAACCGCAGTAAATAGGTTTATTAAACTTTATGTAGACACAGCAGAACAATAATGGCAGTAAATGATTCAGATAGAATAATTTTAGGATCTAAAAGATACGCATCGGCACCAAATACTTTGTTGTCAACAATTTTGTCTTTATCACAAAATCAAAAAGAAATTATAGAGTTTGATAGAAATGTAGACATAAGTTTACAAGAAACTTTTAATGAAGAAAGACAAATTTCCACAACTTTCAGACCAACTGGAAAGTTTTATTTGGTTTTTAAAAATTCCTATACTGGAAAAACTTCTTATACCCCTTTCAGAAATAATTTGTACTACACAAATGCAGTACAAAATGCTGTAGCGTCTTTTCCACCGCCAGTACCATTTAATTCGCCTATTTTATGGGAAGGGTTTCCTCAATTTTTTGAGTTTGATTTTATCAGATTGGATAACAATGTTCCTGGATATACACAACCCCCAAATAATCATTTAACTTTTGTTAATAAAAGTGCTTCAACATATAATTGGACTCACTATTTGAGTTATGCCTATGATAATGATTTCAATAAACAATTATATACAGTCGACCCCAATTCACTAGTTTCTTGGTCATGGCAAGTTCAGGATGGAATACCATTTGTAATTACGGTAGGTAATAATGATTTGACAAGAGTTATTAGATTTAAATGTCCAATGAAACACGGTCTTACTGAAGGGGAGTTTGTTGAATTGTCATTTAGTTATAATGGAAATAATCTGTTTCAAGTTTCAAGTCTTGGAGATCCAAACTTTGGCAGTGATGAATACATTTTTAATATCACAAATGTTGGATTTGTAGGTTTAACTTTTAATTCTGGAAATATTGGATTATTCAAAAGAGTTATAAATAATCAAAATATATCTGAAACAAAATCAATTTATTATGTGAGAAGACACAAAATTTTAACAAATGTTGAGGATTCTGTTTTGATGAACGCTGGTTTTGAAAAAAACATATATGGTGATAAAACCAAAACTGAGGAAGCGGTTTTAACTCCTAACAACCAAACGAGAACCTCTGTTTTGGAGGGGTCTCAATCTTATACATTATCTTTTAATACTGACCTTGATACTTCACCATTTAGAGATAATCAAAAAAGACCTATAACTGAAATATTTTTTACAACGATTTGGAAAGGTTATTTTGGTTGGACTAAAAATCTTAAACAGGGGTATAAGTTTAATTTACCCTTAATTAATAATTCACCGAATCCTTGGTGGGACACTTTCAACCCTTTTTCAAATTCTAACTTAAACACAGGAACCTATAATAGTTCTACTTTACCTAGTGCTGGACCTTTCATTTATACGGAAAATCTAAAAAGAGGTGACATACTTGATGGTGATGTATGTGAATGGAATAATTACGATCAAAAAGAAAGAGTTGTTTCAACCCTATTTCATAAAATCAATTTTAATACAAATTGGTTTTCTTTAATGAATATGGGACCTAAGACAAATCAATTCGGATATTATTATCAACCACATCAAACATTAACTTTAAAAACATATTCTACATATATTGAAGAAGGTTTTACTAATGATATAGTAAATATGCCTGATTATGCATATTATTCAAATCTTTCAGATGGATTCAGATGGAGAGACATCTATCCCTATGGATTCATAGATAATGAAGGGGTTGGAGTTGATTATCCATTCATGAACGGAAAACATTATCCTTTTAAAGATATAATATTTAGAATTATACCAGAAGGAACCAATGTTGATAACTTAGATGTAATTTCAGATCCTATTATAGATGAGTGTGAATAAATATAAAATATTATTACCCGAGAACAACAAATATTTAGATATCCCTTTGGAAATGAATTGGGATTTTTTAGGTAGAGATGATTCAATTCAGACCTATCAAAATGAGATTCTCAAAGACATTATAGGTAATGCTAATGACTTTGAAATATTACAATTTACCCATAAAGAATATATAGATAGTTCTGGATATAAAAAAAGTGCGGTAAATTATGAATTTTATTTTTATGACAATTCAAATCCCGTTACAAGTCCAGTAGTGACACCAGCAAATTGGATTAATAGTTATTTGGATGAAGGGTTTACCACCCAAGAAGTCTATTATTACTCGAATTCGTTTACGAAATCATTTTTTAAATTAGATTTTTATGATACACCACAAGACCAAACCCAAAAGAATTATTTTACAATTATATTACCTGTTCAACAAGGTTTTACACAGAGCGTATCAATATCTCCAGTGTTTCCCCTGGTAGACATAAAAAAACCAAAATTTCAATTAGACTTTATTGGTGACAAAGAGGGATTTAACATTTATTGGTTAAGAAAAAAAGATTATGTCGATATCAGTACTTTTTATATGAGTGCAAAATTCTTTAATGCAAAGACCGGTGAATATGTAAAAATGACAAATACACCGCAACCCTCTATAGGAAACCTTTTTACTTTTAATCCAGAAGATTACTTTTATTATAAAGTAAATTTAGATTATCCCAAGTTCAATTATGAAGTATTAACAACTTCCACTCCAAATATTGTAATTGGATTGGATGGGGGATTACCCATAAGATGGTATGAATATATAAATCCTTAATAAAGTGGAAGAACAAAGATATTATTTTAAGATTTCTCCGGAAAATATAATTGGTGATATTTTTCAGGTCACGTATGTTGGTGGAGTTGATGTAAAATCAATTATAGATCCCTGTTGTTCTACAACAGCATTTACCTCGACAACAATAACAGGTATCACAGGTGTATATTCGGGAATGTCTCAAGTCTTATCTGGAGGAACAAACGGTAATTCATTACTTACGGGACTGACTGTTCCAATAGTATTAACTCAAGTTGCAACCGACATTGGATACTACTCACTTTTTGATGGTGCTATTCTACAAAAAGATGTTATAACAAATTTTGTTTTCTCAGGATTAACAGGAACCCCTTATACATATTTTGTTTTAAATAGTTCAGATACGGAGTTCAAAAAGTTTCTAAGTTTAACAACATTTACTATTGATTGGGGCGATGGTACTGCACTACAAACAATAACTGGAAATTTACCCATTTCTCACACCTATCCCGTAACATCACAAACTTATCAAATTACTTTAAAGGCAAATTCACCATGGGGAATTTCCACGGTAACAAAAACCATAACAATACCCTACACAAATGTTACAATAAGTAACCCAAATGGGACGGCAACATTCCAACCAGCAGGAGGTAGTTGGTCGGCAACATCATTTAGTTATGATTATATTTACACAGGAGACTCTAATACAAACATAAATGATTATTACAGTTCGAATTATACAACAGTACCCTTTTTGGTTACAGGTTACACACAAAGTCAAGTTAATGATCTAAAACAATATGGACCAGCATCATCCCTTTACGCGAGTAAATTTAAAGTCGGTGTCCCAGTTACTGGTAGTTCTGGTACTATTGGTGTTTTCTGGGGACCAGATCCAACAGGATCCTACACAGCATATACTATAAATAATATTGATTATTATGATTATGTGGATGGAACAACTATTTTCATTGTTAGTTCATCAGGTTATACTTCAGATAATATAATATTATCGGCAATCACAAAAAATGAGGCATTACTAAATGTAATTGATGAGGCTGAAATTTTAAGTAGTGTTTTTGTCGAAAGGGGTAAAAACTCGGCATATGAGAGTGTCCAAAGATTGGGTGAAGTGGATACATTGGGGGATTTACAAAAATACGGTTATGGTTTTTTTAATATAGAAAAACAGTGAAATTAGGTATTTATAAAAATAAACAAGAAAAAATTAGAAATAAGTGGCAACAGGTAATTACGGAACTATAAGAAGTGCTGATGTCAGTCCAGATGATGTTGAAATCATCTTGAATTATACACCATCAAGAGATGAAACAAATAATTTTGTATTAACAAAATTAAATGCAAGTCAAATTTTGAGACCATACTTCCATAACAATCAAACAGGTGGAAACGCTAATGTTGAGGTATTAGGTGGTTTATATAACCTACAATTACCGGCAGACAGATTTAACCAACTTGGTATTTATACACTTTATATAAGACCTGCTGAAATTAGAACTAGAATAACTGATTGTGGTATTTTATCGGCTCTTCCGAATGTGAAAGGAATTGTTATTGACATAAACAATGTTCCATCACAATACCGTAATAAGTTTATAAATCAAGGTTTAGTGGGATTCAGAGTTGAGTATCTGAATCCTGATGGGTCGAAAATACCTAATTTTTTTAGAATTGTTACTTCCTCATTTTATTGTGAACCAGTGATTGAAAATTTAACAAACACATCTCAGAAGGCAATCAGATACAGATATGTGGAAACCTCATCAAATTTAATGTTTTGTACTCTATCACCATCTTCATCTCCTACTAATAAACCAAACGCAACACCTTTCATTGGACAACCAGATCAAAACATAATAATTACTAATACCTTTTTCAACCCCACCACAGTTGAGGTTGAAATTGTTGATCAGGATATTTCCACACTTGCAATTGCACTTTATGGTAATCAAACTAAGTCGATGGACGATGGAATTTATACAATCTATGACTCTAACAATAACATTTACAAACAATACAATTTATATGAAATTAGGGGTCAATTTAATGATCTTCTTTATGAAGTGAGACAAGATAGGGGATCTAATATTGATTTCAGTAAAAACTTTACAAATATTACAGGATAATGGCGTTGACAACTTATAAATGTCCTCCACAACCAGCGGCAGGATCAGGAACATTCTCGAACAATCTAGTTGGGTTACAATTAGTTGATGGGGGAGGACTGACCCAAGCCAATTTTCAATTTACAACCAACATAACTCAAAAACAGAATAGAAACTTTATAATTGGTTCGTTCTCAGATCCCATTTCATTGAGGTCTATGAATCTTGAAAACGTCGAAGAGACTAGGATGATCTTGGCAAAAAATTATAAAGTTTACCCGAATTATGATTTGTCAGAAATTACAAACATTACGATGTTTGGTTCACTTGTCAAAAGAATATCAGTTTCGGTTGAAAAGATTATTAATTATTTCCCAGCGGCATTAGAATCTAAAAATTTATCGTCAAGTTTTTTGACTACAGAAACGGCATCCAACATATCATTTGATCCAGTAGAAAATGAAACTTATTTGGAAATACCAATTACCGCACTACAAAATCCGTTTGGTATCGATTTTACAACTAATGCAACTAGAAACCTTTCATTAAGGGAAAATCCTGTCTCGGGTCTTAGGAATTTTACAACTCAGAATTTGAAATATTCTTTGTTTATTTTTGACCAAGAATATAGAGTGGTTGATTACGTACAATTCCAAGATGGAGACACAAGTCTTAAGTTATATGTGAATGGAAATCCATTTAGCGGTCAAAGTATAAGTTATGATAATTTTATTGTTAGACCCCAAGATTTGTATGTGAACAAAGTGTTCAGTGAGGATTTTGATACTGTAGAAAATTTTTTATTAAATAGGACTGTAGTTCCAAAGTATTCTTCAAATTTTACAGTACCAATAGAAACCGAGGCCGGAACATATGTTTATAGTGACAAAATTATAACATTTCCACTCAATGGTATTTGGAACCTCGACATATTTACAGTAAAATTTACTAATTATCTTAATGATTTAAATTCAGTTGCAATCAATTTAGATGAGTATAAAACTAATTTAATTGTTAGATTTTTGACTGCAGAAGCAATCAAAGAATTTGACACTCCTGATCAAAAAATACAGAAGGTTCTACAAATCTATGGTAGAAGTTTCGATGAAACCAAACAATTTATTGGGGCATTGGCCAATATGACTTCAGTTCATTACAACGTACAAAATGATATACCATCACAACTACTTAAAAATTTGGCACAAACCCTAGGATGGACAATTAATATTTCACCAATCACAAATGACCAATTATTAAACTCGGTTTTTATAAATGGATCCAATCAATTTACTGGTTTACCACAAGGACAAACTCCGGAAGAATTGAACTATCAATTTTATAGAAACCTAATTATGAATTCCGCATTCCTGTTTAAATCAAAAGGGACTAGAAAATCAATAGAAACTTTATTAAGAATGGTAGGAGCACCAGAAGCAATTACTGAGTTTAATGAACATGTTTATTTGGCCGATCAGAAAGTTAACATGAGTCAGTTTGATTCACAGTTTATAAATTTGAGTGGGGGAACCTGGGTTCAAAATTTACCAGTTTTAGAGATTGGAAATATCTTTTCTATTTACGGTGTACAATATACAGGATACACTACAGCACAAATTATTCAAAATGTAACAACAACCTTAATAGACTATCCGGTGGATATAGATGGATTCCCAAGTATGCCACTTGAAACCGAAAGTTTCTTTTTTCAAATTGGAGGAGGATGGTTCGAATCTACACCACAACATAGAATGCCTGAAGAGGTAGACTTAACAAATAGTGTTTTCACGGGAAGTAATCCAAATTATCAAACACAACTTTTACCTTTCAACTATGGTCAAGAATATCTAGATAGATACCGTCAATTTCCATTTATGGATTTGGGATTTACTCTTACAAAAGAAATAGATAATAATAAAAGTTGGACCCCAACAGAAATTGGACAAAGAAATTCATCTGATGCTGGTTTCAATGCATATTACCAAGTTCAAAACGAAAAGTTTGTACTAAATGTAAAAAACGTAGATCTTTTTATGAATCCGGGTCAAGGACTTTTATATGATGTATGGACTATGTCTAGATCATATAATTACCCCATACCAGAACAGGGATTATTTTATCAGGAACCAACTTTTTGTAATCCATACCCTAACATTACTTATCCTATAATTGGAGGTATAGACTGGACAGTAATTGATCCAAAACCCCAACAAAAAACGTTTTTCGAATTTGCCCAAACATTTTGGAAAAATATGATCAATGTTAGAAGTCGAATGTATTCTAATGATGGTAAGACAAGTGGATACCCAACTCTATCCTCAATATACTGGAAGTATTTAGAATCGGAATATGCGATCAACGTAAAAAATGATAATTTCACATACAAGTCTTTGATTGAATATGTTGATGGTATGGGAGACTATTGGATTAGACTTGTTGAACAAATGATTCCTGCAACAACAATCTGGGAAACTGGAGTTAGATATGAAAATTCAATATTCCATAGACAAAAGTTTATATGGAGAAGACAACGAGGATGTCAATTAATACCTATTGAGTGTAAACCTTGTAAGTTAATAAATCAAATATTCAGTTATGACTGTCCGGTTTTATTTACCGAAATTGGGTTGTATCCTTGGAACAATTCACCAAATATTTTGTCATTTGGTGCATTATTAGGACAAACTTTATCTAATTACGGAACTCAAAATGGAATAGATTTATTTAATGACTGTAATATATCTACTCTTCAAACACAATGGTATGTTGATGTTAGACTTAACGGTGTTCCGATCATTGTTTATGAGTTTTTCAATGGAGTTGGATATTCTAATCCCACATTAAGTGTTCCAACATCACAGGACTGGTTGGATGGTCTTAACACTGGACTTACAAATTTAATTGACTTCGGTTTAGGATTTAATATAGACACTTCAAATAATATTCTTACAATTTTTAATAATAATTGTTTACCTGATGACGTACAATACAATTTCGAATTGAACGTAGGTATAAACTTCGATATTTTATGTAATTAATGAGTTGCGGTGCTATTATACCTTCGTATTCAATAACCGGAGATTGTTCAAATACTAACTCTGGAGGTATTTCTATAAACATAACTGGAGGTACAGCACCTTATACTGTTTTTGAAATTTCATCTTCAGGACTACTACCCACTTCTGCGGCTACTACATACTATGAATTCTCTGGGTTGTCAGGTGGATCGTATGTATTACAAATACAAGATTCTTGTTCAGCAATCACTTCTTATTATGTTTCATTCGATATATCAACAGGTACGACTGTAGATATTTTATCTTATTCTAACACCGTTTGTGGTCCTGGTGGAGGGGGATCTCTTCAGGTCCAACTTCCAGTAATTTATGGAGGTTGCGAGTATTATCTATATGAAGTCACTAACGGATTTATAACTAGTGCATTTACTTCATCGAACACTCAAACCTTTTCAAACCTTGGTGTTGGAAATTATTATGTAATTGCAGATAATTCGGGAGGTTGCACTGGATCAAGTGCAAATGTGATAATTATGTCGTCTACAACACTGGATTTTGGTCTATACATCGTAGACGATGCAAGTTGTATACCATTAGCGGGTTCTGGTAAAGTTTTTGTAACTGGAGTAACTGGAACACCTCCTATTTCTTATTTGTGGTCAAATGGACAAACTGGTTCTACGGCAACTGGATTGACTGCAGGGTATTATACTGTTACAGTCTCCGACAGTAATAGTTGTTCACTTACAAGTGGTTTCACAATCACTAATATTCCACCAGTTGGTGTTACCCCAATCACATATGTAACAGGATCAACTTGTTTCAATAGTGATGGTGCTGTAGAAGTTATTGTTACTGGGGGGACTGCACCTTACTTTTTCTCAGGATCTAATGGTGATACACAAATCACATTTAGTAACTCTTATATTTTTGAAAATTTACCGTCTGGAGTTTTTAACGTGATTGTAACTGATAGCGGTCTTTGTACTTCATTTGGTTCAGTCAATTTACTTACACCAAATGGATTTTCAATTGCATCAATTACGTCAACAAATTCAACCTGTAATAACAATGGTACTATAAACATTGTTGTAAATACCGGAAGTCCGGGTGCAACCTTTCTATATACACTCTATGACAGTTCAGGAAATACTGTTACAACAGTTACAACTGGAACAATTGTTAATTTTACTAATTTACCATCAGACACGTATGTCTATACTATTGATAACAGTGGATGTCTATTCACTGGAACAACAACTATTAATAATACTAGTTTATATTCGATATCGGCATCTACCACAGGAACAACTTGTGGTTTAAATAATGGTAAAGTTGTAATAACTGCATCTTCAGGAGGTACGTTACCATATACTTACCAAATTAATGGTAATCCAACCCAACCAACAGGTTTATTTAACAACCTATCAAGTGGAATCTATACGGCTACCGTAACTGATGCAAATGGTTGTACTCAAACTCAAAATTTTTTAATCACACCTTCTTCCCAATTATTTTTTCTCACAAGTACAGTTCCATGCGTTGTAGGTAATGATGGTGAAATTTCAACCTTTATAACATCAGGAACACCACCATTTACTTATAACTGGAGTGCAAATGTTGGTCCTCAAACAGGACCAGTTGTTACAGGACTTACAGTTGGAACTTATTTAATAGAAATAACAGATGCAGATGGATGTGTGTCAAAAAGGACTGTAACCTTGGGGGGAACTAATTTGGTGACTGGTTATCAAATATTTACACTTAGTGATAGTGTATTCGTAAATTCTGGAATTTCCGGTAAAAGGGGAATTCCGCAAATGTATTATGAAGGATTTTCGGATCTAACATATAATGACTATGGATGTGTTGTCAATTCTGCTGATTTTATATTAGAGACAATAGTAAATGGAATTGCAAAACAAACAATATTTTACAGATCTTCAGGGATTTATGATTATCCGAATGATATTCAGTGGTCAAATGCTGTTACAGATCAATTATTAAGTTATCCAGACATTGGAAATGTATCTATAGATTTGCTAAAAAACAAAATAACTATAAGTAATTTTTGTGACAAACTTGACAAAAGTTGTAAACAATACGATTACAATACATTACAAGATGCAAAAGTAATAATTAACTTATTAATTGATTACGACATATCATGTATTGAATGTGATATCCCACCACCAACACAATGTTGTCCACAAACTTATGATTTACCACTGAATAAACTTTCCACAATAATCGATGGAGTTTCTATGACCGCAGTGACTACAGGGGATGTGTCTAAAATAACTCCAATTAATGATTTTTTACCGGCTTGTTTTTCTGATGAAGCAAATACTGGTGATTTAGTGGCTTTGGGTTATAATAATGGTCCTTACACTTATACACTAAATTTTGATACACCGATTAATAACTTAAAGTTAAGGTTAATCAATTATAGTTCTTCAGTTGATTCTTTAGGTAATATAGTTCAACAAGAAATATTGAATTTTACTACTAATTCAGGAACACCAAGTTTAACTGTATGTCAAGGTTGTTGTTACACAATAGAAGGAAATCAATTCAAAGCATTCCCAACGGACACAAGTTGTATTTCGGAAGATGGTGTACATACTGAAGGAAGTGCGGTGATCACAATCGAGTCAATAACAAACTTCACTTCAATAACCATAACGGGATCTTCAAATACAACTTCACTCAATGGAACTTTTATAGATCTTTGTAGTTTTGATTTTGAACCAACACCCACACCTACCCCAACACCAGTTAGTGGTTGTTCCCAATATTGGGTTTCGAACTCATCCTCAGATGTAAATGCTCGAATAACATTTACACCTTGCTGTGGTGAAAGTAAAACTTCACCTTATATGTTAGTAGGTGGTACTAGTGCATCAATTTGTTCATCAACCCCAATATTAGTGACATCGGGAAGTGCTTCCATAGTTTCCGCTGGGTCTTGCCCAAGTTGTTAAATTTAATATACTTTTGAAAAAAAGAAAATATATTTAATTTAATGCAAAAAATTCAATTTGTTTCAGCACAACCAGATGTTCCATACTTTCATTGGCAGACTAAATTGTACGTTTCAAATTTTTTAGAATTGGGAATTGATCCTTGTAATATTCATGTAATTTTTGGTCTGACAAATGGACAAGATAAACCATCGGAAGAATCAAAAAAATTATGTAATTTTGGAATTAATGTTCATTATTATGTTGATAACAGAATTAATAAATCTTACATACCAAGTATAAAACCTTATTTGATTTCACAATGGTTATGGGAAAATCCGGAACTGGGTGAATTGTTTTTTTTACATGATGCGGATATAATTTTTAGAAAATTACCTAATTTTGAATCACTATTAAATGATAATATAAATTATCTTTCGGATACTATAAATTATATAGGGTTTGATTATATACAAACTTGTTGTGAAAAATATGAAGGGGCACATCCGAACCAAGAAAAAAATTCACTTTTGAATGAAATGTCCAAAATTATTCAAATTGATCCTGATTTAATAAAACAAAACCAATTGAATTCTGGTGGTGGACAATATCTTTTGAAAAATACAAATTATGATTTGTGGACTAAAATTTATGTGGATTGTGTTCCACTTTATAAACAAATGCTCAATTATAATAGAAGAAACCCAATTAGAGGTGGTGAAATACAGTTTTGGACTGCGGAAATGTGGTCTTTGTTATGGAATCTCTGGAGGTCTGGTTATGAAACTAGAGTTACACCTGAATTAGATTTTTCTTGGGCAACAGACGATATAAAAACCTATGAATCAAAACCCATACTTCACATGGCTGGAGTTACTGAGGACATTAGAACTACTAAGTTTTATAAAGGAGGTTTCATTCACGAAGACCCAATCAAATTATTAGTTGAGAACCAAAACTATTTTGATTATGTGGATAAAAATAGTGCAACTTTAAAATATATTGATTTGATTAGAAATTTTATCCAAAAATACAATAACGAATTATTTATATAGAACATATTATCAATGGCAACACTTTTCAAAGTAGAAAATACCGGAACTACAATTTATTCTAATTTTTTATTTGTAGATGGTAATGGAAATATAAAGACATTTGACATTTTACCTAACGTTGAGTATTATGTTAACGCAAATTCCATTTCATTAACTCCCGGTATTAGTATCATAAATTTAGGACTTGACGATACAAGATATTGTTTTGTGAGTTGTTGCGGTTCCCACACTTTTAGTTTTAATGGAAATTTTAATTCAGTCGCATTTTCAAACTATTCGGTTGGAGAAGTTCTTAATTTTAATGTTTTAATATCTTCTTTAAATCCATCCGAATATAAAAGTGGATGTTATGAACTTGTAAGTTCGGGAAGTTCGGATTCATATGCGTGTGGTATAACTGGTTACGATGAATTTTCAATTATAAATTTCGATAATGGATCTTTTTATAATTGTGAATCGTGTCAAGTTTATTCAGATTGTTGTAGATCCTATCAAATAACAAATGAATCATCAGTAACCACAGCGTCTGTTTATATTTATCCATGTTGTGATGAACCCCAGGGACCAAAAATTACCCTTCCCCCACAAACCTCTATATCGGTTTGTTCATCAAGGGGTGTCGATACAATTGCAGGAACAATATTGGTATTAGACTCTGGAGATTGTCCAACTTGTTCGACAGCAATTACAACAACACAACTTATTACCACCACAACAACCTATCAACCTCAAAATAATATAATATCCCCTAGAAACGAGTGTGATGTAATTACATTATTTCCAATGGAAGTTGAATGTTTTGTAATTAATCCAACAAGTCCAACATCTTTTGATGGGGCTATTTCATTAGGTATTACAGGAGGAACCCCACCTTATGAAATACTATGGGAAACAGGGGCTTTAAGTCAGGCAATTACAAACCTTGGTCCAGGAATATATTCGGCAACTGTGATAGATTCTTACGGTGATTTTACCGCAACAACCGCATGTAGACTAAGAACAATAGAACCAATTACAACTACAACAACAACTTTATCACCATATCCTCAATATGATGATATTTGTTTGTCAATTATAAAATCCGATAAAAATGGTAGTTTTGTTGAATATTATACTTTCGAATTCCAAGGATTTGAAAATTACCACCCACTCTGGACTGAAAGTGGAAACACCTATAGTATAATATGGAATATTAATCAATGGGAAGTTTCTGGGTGGACCATGGGTCAAATTGTGAATATTGATCCGGCTGAACCACCAATCGTAGGATGGCAAATTCTTGGAAGTTCTGGTCCTGTTGTTGTAAATCAGGTTATAGCAAATAATAACGATTGTCTAATAATTAAAAAACCTCTTTTCAGATATACTACAGATGACGCAACTTGTCAATGTGACGGTAATATAAGTATTATTCCTTTTGGAGGTTTTCCACCTTATCAATATTCTATTGATGGGGGCATAACTTTTTCTAATTTTCCTTTTTTTACTAACTTGTGTGGTGGACAATATATCACAGTATTAAATGATTCTTCAGGATTTACAAACACACAAGTTATTAATTTAAATCAATTAAATCAAATACAAAACTATATATTAACTCTTTCATATACTGGACTTTCGTTTGAAGTTAAAATAAATCCACCTTTACCTTCGGGATGTACTATAAACTTTGATTTGGTACACACTAATTCATTTACTGTTGGCCCAACCTATTCGGCTGCAACATATTTGAATACGGTAACGTTAAATGTTGATGGTAATCCTGTAGGGTTTGACACACCAATAAATATAATAAACTACCCACCAGTTCCTCTACAATTCCCATGTCAATCATTGAATAGTTATACAACAAATAAAACTTACACATGGAGTAATTTAACAATGGGTGGACCATCAATTTCAGGGCCAGCAACGACTATAACCGGAACAATAACAGATGCAATATCACCTGTACTACCAACACCACAATGTTTTTACGTTGATAATTATTATCAGGTGTATTTGATTAACCCAAGTATTGAATGCGATTGTAGTACAGTTGAAGCACAAAATAGTTAAAAATAATATTTATTAAAAAATGGCATATATAATTAAAAATACTTCAGGGTTAATCAACACTAGAGTCACTGATACAGGTAGACAAAAAATGTCACAAGGAAATTTTAACGTTGCATATTTCCAACTTGGAGATTCTGAGGTTTCATATGACAAACACAATTCAAATTATAATCAGTTCAATAGTTTTGTCCAATTACCCCCATTTGGAAGTCAAAATAGTGGTGGTTATCCAAAATCAAATAAACAAAATGTGAAGTATCCATATTATGTTGATGGTAACACAGGAAATACATATGGAATACCTTTTATGGATTCATCAATCGAATCTGTTTATAATAGTGCACCACTAAGAGGTTTTTTTACCGGAAACACTACCGCAACTACAATTAGTTGGAGTGCATTTACAAACGACTATTATGTTGTATCGGCAAATTATACAATTGATTTATCTCTATTAAATGGTACTAATGAAATTGATTTAATATATGATCCATGTAACCCGACGAATGTAAGAACTCCAAGAGTAGGTGATTTTATAACAATTTATTACGATGGGTTTGGGTGTACTAATTGTAATTGTAGTAATTTACCAACACCAACACCCACAAGTTCCAATCAATCTACCCTAACCCCCACCCCAACACCATCTGTAAGTACAGGAACAATTAATTGTGCCAGCCCAACACCAACCCCTACACCCACTAGAACAGAGTGTTTAACACCAACACCATCAAGACAATGTCCTCCACCACCAGAATCGGTTTGTTTATCAAGGGTGTTTAGTTGTTACCCAATATTGACTTATCGGATTATTGCAGTTTGTGAAAACAAAATCACTTTAGACAGACCAACACCGAATTTCATGGGACTAGCACCAAACTGTGAGGCGAGAGTGATAATTTATCCTCCATCCATGACGGATCAATATGATAGTCTTACACCGAGTCCTCACTGGTATTCTGATGTGATAAATTATGAATCACTTTGTGAACTTGACCAACTTGAAGTTAAAATTTGGAACATGAATATTCCATGGACCGAAAGTCCGGCAGGATTAAATTCTAATTTCTTTTTGGATTACAACAATTTCGGATCAGTTGATTATATTGGTAGTAAAGAATATTTTGGTTACTCAACAAGTGAGGGTCAATCATTTTATGTGAGTTCTATTCTCAGTGCTGAAACTACTGATACATATTTTTATAATTCATTTGATGATATTGTAAAAGTCCAACCAGAAGAACAAAAAGCAATAGCAATTATTCATTATACAAACCAAACTATTGATTTGTTTTATGGGGAGAAATTTGCTGCAGAACCATTCGATAGTACAAACCCCGGAGCAACTGGACAAGCAAGAAACTTCAGATTACATATTCCGTGGTTGATGTGGCATAAAAATCCTGAATGTTGTTTTGGTCAAACATTTTGGATAGATCCTCCAGGATTTGATGGATTAAATTTAGCGGAACCACATTATATGCAATCAACACCTAATCAAGATATGAATTATCCTGGTTTGAGATATTATGTTTTGTGGGACACATTTAGAAATAAAGATGGTTTCCCAAGTAGAATAGGGAAAGTATTTCCTGATAGTCAAACTATTGTAATAGATGATGAAGAAATAGTCGCAGCATTAAGTTATAAATCAAACAGAAACTGGACACTACCTGCACCTCAAGTTTCATTGATCGAACCAAATTCCTGTGGATCGGAAAGTTCTACTGGGGTGGGAGTTATTTCTGGGGCAAATGAAACGATGTACATTACTTACAGATTATCAAATGATTTTGAATTTACAAATTCACTACATTGTAATTATTATATACCAATAGTTGGTAACAGTAATGTTTGTGTTCCAGACACAAGTAAGGATGTTGCAATCAGATTTGGAGGGGAATTTAATTGTTTAGTTGTACCAGGATTTAATCCTACAACTACAACAACAACACATAGTCCAGTAACTACGACTACTACTATCTATCACCCAACCACCACGACAACAACTCAGTGTCCTTTAGTATGTGACGTACCAAATGGATTTTACGCAACTGAATTCCAAGTTCTGGCACAAAAAGTTGTAACAGGAGAAAGACCTGATCCGACAAAATGGAAAATCATTGATTTCACAAATAATTTAAGTGGTGAAACTATTAATGGATATGTTACACAACAATCATTAACAGCAAATACATTTGTTATTACCGATACGATATATAATAATGCACCAACTTATAATTTGGATAATTTTGTTCCATTAGTTCCCCTCGGGACAACAACTCCCCAGTTGAACTTTGGTGATGAATACTATTTTTACGGATCATTACAAACAGACATTGAGGCTAGTATCTATGAAATGAGATATAAAATTAACTTAAGTTACAATGAGTTCCAAACAACAACAAATCCAACATGGACTCCAGGTACAAATTCTTATATAACTGAAATCGCGTTGTTGGATCGAAACAAAGATGTATTGGTTGTTTCCAAAATGCAGTCCCCAGTTCTTCGACAAGGAATCCAACAATTTTTGATCAAGTTTGATTTTTAAAAAATAACAAGGCTTCATTTTTTTTTATATTTTTTTATTCTTAATTTGTATGAATAGAATTAAAAACACACCCAAAGTTCTTGGACTTGATATCTCAACCAAAACTATTGGTTGGGCTTTATTTGATATGCAATCACAACAATTACTAGAGTTAACTCATATATCACCAAGACCAAAATTAAACACAGAAGATAAATTACATGAACTACTTTTAAAATCCGAAGTATTTGCAAGTAAATTGGAAACATATAAAAATTTGGGAATAATGAGAGTCATTATAGAAGAACCTTTATTAAACTCTAACAATGTTTATACAATTCAAACATTGTTAAGATTCAACAGTTTCTTATTTAAAGAAATATATAATATATTAGGTATAGTTCCTGAATTTATATCGACTTATAATGCTAGAAAATACGCATTTCCGGAATTAGTCCAGGAAAATGATAAAAAGAAATTTGTTTTGTTTGGAGGTCTGCCCAAAGACATCGATAAAAAAATGATTATATGGGAAAAAGTTGCAAAAAAAGAACCCCAAATCACTTGGCAGTTCACTAAAAATAATACTTTGAAAAAAGAAAACTTTGATCAAACAGATGCGTACACTTGTGTTTTAGGGTATATGAGATTTAAAGAAATCTGGAAATAAGATCGTTTGAAATAACGATAATTTGAAATATCGTCTTTTTAGACGATTTTTTTATGGACAAACAATCACATTTATAATAGTTCCATTCACGTCAACCTGGACTGCATATATTACAACTCCAGGATTTGACACACTAGAAATGGCAATCCAGTTGTTTGCTTGTCCACTCACAGGTAAACCAGTTGAATTATTAATCAATGAAGTTGATGTTGTTGGAATTGGCATTGAGGTTGCCCAATCACCACCACTAAATGATGAGTAATTTGAACAAGCCAAATCTGGTGCTGTAAACCAACTTGCACCTCCAGTCCATAAAAATGAAACACTACTTGGGGTTGGAGTTAAAGTTTTGGTTATAGAAGGCGTTGGTGTTGGAGTTCTTGTTGGTGTTGGCGTAAGATAATTAGTTGGTGTTGGTGTTGGGGTATTACATAATAATCCAGTTACAGAAACAAAAACATTAGAATATTGATCAACAATAGGCGTGCTTATTGAACAAATTATTATACCAGATCCACCATTAACTGTTCCTGAAATCTCAAGACCAGTATTACAATCAATATAAGTAAAATTTCCTTCAGTTATTGGGTCATTATTTTGAACATAAAACTGAAAGCAATTGTTTGAGTAACAGCAATTATCAATAATGTCAATTGTACAGTTTCCACTACTCAATGTTGGAGTTGTTTTTGAACAGATTATAATGACTTCATTAATTGTTGTACCAAACTCTGCAGGGGTTCTTGTTACTACAGTATTTGACAAACAATCAGTATATGTGATATTTGAAGTTTCACCTTCGTCGTTAAAATCAAACAGTTTAAATTGGTTACATGGACATATACTACTAGGTGTTGGAGTAGGCGTTGAAGTACTAACTGGTGTCTTAGTTATTGGAATACACTCCAAACATTTTCCCTGGCTTGATGGTCCATATTCTGTTGTAATTAACACATTATCGATTCCACTTACGTAATCTACAATTTCAGTAAAAATGAAACATGAACTCACACCATTTATAAAACCACCATAAACGTCACCAAGTATCAAAGGATATCCATTAGAATCGAATATTGACTGGCTTGTAAAGAAATCCGCACCAGAAAAACAGTCTTCAAACTTTTTACTATTTGCACATGTTATCCTACCGTCAACATTGTTGAATTTGGCAACACCACCAAAATTACACGGTCTTGTTTGTTCTAATGAAACAGTTGGGGTAACAGTAATGGTAGGTGTTGGTGTAGGTGTAAAACCAGTT